AAAAATGGCGAAAAAACTGAAGACTACAAATAAGCCCGATACACCCATTAAAGATGATGGAAGAGAAAAGTTGTATCAAGGAGCTTATAAAGAGGATGTATATAAAGACGATCCAATAGAACAAGAAGTCGTTGGCACCGAAAAGGCTACCCAACAAGGGGCTGAAGGTTTTATGGATTCAAATAATATGAGTGCAGTTCCTGACAGTGAAGAGATACCAACTGAAAAACGAGAACATGATTACAAAAAGAGATATGATGATTTAAAAACGTACTATGATCAGAAACTAAATGAATGGAAGCAAGAAAAAGAAACTCTAGCTGCCCAAGCTAATGTGGCTGAAAAAGAACAAGCTTATGCTCCCCCTAAAACTAGGGAAGAGTTAGAGCAGTTTAAAGATAAATATCCTGATGTATATCAAGTTGTAGAAACTATCTCTCACGATATGGCTGAACAAAAAACCTTTGATCTTAAAGCTAAAATTAATGATCTTACTAAAAAAGAACAAAAGTTAATTGTACAGTCTGCATATGAGCAGCTAACTTCAGCCCACCCTGATTTTAATGAAATCAAGGCTACTCCTGAATTTTTAGCATGGCTTGAGGAACAACCTGCCAATGTAGCGGATGGTATTCGTAAAAACAATACCGATTCTAAATGGGCAATTCGTACTGTTGATTTATACAAAGCTGATGTGGGTATCTCGCCAAATAAAGTTAGCTCCAAGAGAAAATCAAGTGCAGCTCAGGCAATAACTAAGACTAATCCAGTAAATATTAATACTGGAGGAAATCAAAGAATGTGGAAAATGTCTGAAATACAATTGATGAAACCTTGGGATTTTGAAAAACATGAAGCTGAGATTGATGCTGCCCAAAGAGAAGGGCGTGTTGATCATACAGCATAACTTAAACTAGGAAGGACTATAGTATGGCTACTATGGCAAGAGCGGGTGGTTATAATAACCTTGCAAAAGGTAATTGGGCACCGGCAATATACAGTCAGAAAGTTCTTAAATATTTCCGTAGAGCATCAGTTGCTGAAGCAATTACAAATACTGATTACACCGGAGAAATTGAGAACTTTGGAGATACTGTAAATATACTAAAAGAACCTACCATTACTGTTGCTTCTTATGCTCGTGGCACAACTGTAAATACACAAGAACTTTCCGATGATCAAATTCAATTGACTATTGATCAAGGAAATTACTTTGCATTTAAAGTTGATGACATAGAGGAAAGACAAGCACACACTAATTGGGAGGCTCTCGCTACTTCTTCTGGTGCATATGCATTGAAAAAGAACTACGACTACAATGTTCTTAAAGCAATTGCTGATAACGCAGCTACCGATAGTAATTTAGGTACTGCAGGATCTGCGGTTTCCATCAATACTGTGAACGAAGCATTAAACATGCTAAGTACAGCACAGCAAGTTCTTGATGAGAACGATGTACCTGAAGAAAATCGTTGGTGTGTAGCACCACCACAATTCTGGACACAAATAAGATTAGCAAAAACTGACGCAGCTGGAGCACCAATGATATTGGATTCAGCAGCTACTGGTGAAGGCCAATCTGCTTTGATGAACGGAAGAATAACAGACCGAAAAATACATGGGTTGAATTTATATCAATCCAACACTATGGTAGTAGGTTCAGCAGGAACAGCAGCAGCTGCGACTTTTGGACCTTCAGCAACATCTGGTGAGATGTATGTTCTATTTGGACATATGTCTTCAGTAGCAACTGCTTCACATATCGCTAAAACTGAAGTGATACGTGATCCAGATAGTTTTGCTGACGTGGTGCGTGGACTTCATGTATTTGGTCGCAAAGTACTGCGTGGATCTGGATCAGGCTTTAAAGGCGTGTTCGCAGGTGTCGCAGATTTTAACACATAATTGGAGGAATGATAAATGGCAACATGGACCGTAACAGGTGGTGGTAGCACAGGTCATTCAGCCAGTGCACCAACCGTTAAAGTCTATAGTGAAATCGTAGACTTTAGTGCGTTTACAATAACAACTAATGATATTGTGGAGGTTATAGAACTTCCAGCTAATTCATTAGTACTATACGCAGGGTATGATGTTTTAACTGCAGATAGTGCTGGAAATTCCGGTACTTTATCTCTTGGAGACCAAGCTGATGTGGACCGTTGGGTCGCAGCATCTACAGCTACTGCAGGAATGGAAACAACTAGAGCTAGAGCTGGAGATTCCAGTCTAGGGACAACCTCAATAGGCTATGCATATTATGCAGCAGCTGATACCATTGATCTTACAAATGCAACAGGAACAATGAACTGCGTGGTAAGAGTATTTGCAGTCGTGGCAGACTGTGATGGACATGGAGACAATGAAA